CTGGTCGGCGCTGGCGTGCAGGACTTGAGCGCCGAGCCGGCGACCGATGCCAAGGCGGAAGCCAAGGCAGCGGAAGGGGAAGCTCCCACAGCGGAAGGGGAAGCCCCGGCAGCGGAAGCGGCAGCAGAGGGTGAGGCCCCTGCTGCGGCAGAAGCGCCCGATCCCGGTGCGCGGGAGTTTGTACCCTTGATCACAGGCCCCTCCACAGAAGGGCATGCGGAAAAGCTCGAAGCGTTAAAAGCCGAGGAAGCGGCGTTGCGCGCCAAGCTGGAAGCCGGCGACATTGACATTGCCGCGTATGACGCCGAGAAAACCCGGATCATCGAAGCTCGCGCCGACATTCGGGCGGATGAGCGGCTTGCCGAGTTCGCGGCGCAGCAAAACGAGGCGAATCAGAAAGCGCGCTGGCAGTGGGAGCAGGAGAATTTCTTTGCTGCCGAGTCCAATGCGATCTACAAAGACCCGCTCTTGTTTGCTGCGCTCAATGCTGCTGTAGTCGCGGCGGCAAATGATCCGGCCAATTCAAAGCGCTCGGCAAGCTGGTTCCTGACGCAAGCGGATGAGCAAGTCCGCAAGCTGATTGCCCCGGCAGCGCCAGTAGCATCCGCAGCGCCGGCCAAGGCGGAAGCGCCGGCTATCCGGGCTGTGCCCAAGACGCTGGCCGCGTTGCCGGCAGCAGCGCTACCCGAGGCCGGTGCGGCTGACGAGTTTGCGCGGTTGGAGCGCTTGTCCGGCTTGGAGTTGGAGCGCCAACTGGCGCGCATGTCGCCGGAAGAAGTTGATCGGTACTTGCGGGCGGCGTAATGCAAAAGCTCAAGGTCGATGTGCGAGTCGGTGATACCGTGTCATTTGACAGTGGCCGGGTATCGCTGACCCTGCTTGAAAAAAGCGGACAACGGGCGCGGTTGGAAATCATTGCCGCGCCTGACGTGCGCATCGATCTGCCTGCCCGGAATTCCCCGGCGCAGCAGGCGCGAAACGGGATAACGCGCCCACAGTAAATGCTGGTGTAAGCCGTATAAAGCCGCCATGCCGGGAGAGTTCCCGGCACGGCTGGCGCGCAGGAGTGCGCCTCAAGTAATCACTTTGGGGAGCACTCTCATGTCTGGAACTATCGTAGGCGTCGGCGACGCTAAAGCGGTCAAGCGCTATTCGGCATTCCTTGCGGTTGATGTCGGCCGCGAGTCCTATTTCAATCGCAAGTTCATGGGCGTCGGCGCTACCGCCGAGACTCCCATCCAAGTCCTGCCGCAACTCGAAAACGATGCCGGTGATCAGATTACCTACGATCTGGTCATGCAGCTTCGCATGGCCCCGGTTGAAGGCGACACGACGCTGCGCGGCAAAGAAGAAGATTTGAAGTTCGCGACCGACAGCATGTATATCGACCAGATGCGCTCGGGCGTGAATACCGGCGGCAAGATGACGCGCAAGCGCACCATCCACGATCTGCGCGCCGTGTCCCGCCGCCGCCAAGGCGAATGGTGGGCCAAGGTATTTGACGAACTGCTGTTCATGTACCTGTCGGGTGCCCGTGGCGTCAATACCGACTACATTTTCCCGACAACCTACACGGGGTTTGCCGGCAACAGCCTGACCGCTCCGGATGCGACCTATCACCTGATCTACGGTGATCCCAACGGTGCCGCTGCCGCGACCAGCAAGTCCGATCTGGACGCGAACGACAAGATGACGCTCAGCACCATTGAGCGCTGCGTTGCCCGCTGTTCAACCATGGGCGGCGGTTCGCTCGGCGTGCCGGCGATGCAGCCAATCCGCATCGATGGCGAAGAACACTACGTTCTGCTGATGCACCCGTGGCAAGCCTTCCAACTCCGGACCAACAGCACGACCGGCCAATGGCTTGACATCCAGAAGGCTACCGCTGCCGCTGTCGGCAACAAGTCGCCGATGTTCTCTGGTGCGCTGGGCATGTACGCAAACGTGTTGCTGCACTCGCATCGTGCGGTGATCCGATTCAGCGACTACGGCGCTGGCGGAAACGTGGCTGCGGCCCGCGCGCTGTTCATGGGCAAGCAGGCGGGCGTGGTGGCTTTCGGCTCGGCCGGGACGGGCCTGCGCTTCGACTGGAACGAAGAACTGGAGGATCGCGGCAATCAAGTGGTCATCACCACTGGCTCGATCTTCGGCGTCAAGAAAACGACCTTCACCAGTCCGGTCGATGGCGTTTCGCGTGACATGGGCGTTATCGCGGTCGATACCGCTTGCGCCGATCCGTCCTAATCCCGACTGAACCAAGGAGAACAACATGGCAACTCTGCAAACCCTCTACGCGAAGCGCATCAAGCCGGTCCCGGTTGCGGGCGGTTCCGAAGTCATCGCCGTCCGCTTCGACTACCCGATTGCGGCCGTACTGGCATCCGCCGACATCCTCGAACTCGGTTTCGTTCCGGCCAATCACAAGGTTATCGATTGGGAACTGGACTCGGACGATCTTTCTTCGACCGCAGCCGGTGCTTTCGACCTTGGCATCTTGAATGCCGCCGGGGCTATCGATACGACCGCATCCGGCGGCGCGGCATGGGTCACGGGTTCGACGCTGTGCCAAGCCGGCGGCATTGAGCGCAATGCGGCGAAGTACACCAGTCGCATGGTGGTCAGCCGCACGGCGGATCAGAAAATCGGCCTCGTCATGACGGCAAGCTGCACCGCCACAACGAGCGGCACGATTGCCCTGACGGTCTACATGATCGCTGCGTAATCCGGCAACACGCCCCCGGCCTGTGGAATTCATGGGCCGGGGCTGATTGGAGAGTCGCATGCGCCTCAAGTGCACCGTTATTTCTCGTCATGGTGGGCCGGTCACGACCAGCTTTGAGCGTGATCCCCGCTTCGGCGTGGTGAATGTTGTCAATGGCTATGTCGAATGCTCAGATGAGTGCGGAGTTGATCTGCTATCGACTGGCAATTTTGTTGTGGTGGATGACGTGATCGCTACCGCTTCGGCAACGCCCGAGGCAGAAGTGCGTCCGAAGAAAAAGAAGGCGGGATAAATGGCCGATCTGTCGGACTTCCATCCCTACATCCTGCCCGAAGTCCCGCAGTGTCCTCTAGCGGTTGTTGATTTTGCGATCAGCAACACACTGAACGATTTTTGTACGGCTACGCGCTTGTGGAGCGCGGAGCTTGATCCAATGGATTCGGTAGCGAATCAGATGGATTACACCGTGACGCCGCCGACAGATTCCGAGTTGGTACGGCTGGAACGGGTGAGCTATGACGGGCACCAGTTGAAGTGCTTGACGCTGGATCAACTGGATTTGATTTACCGATCCAGTTGGCTCGACTTGACCGGCACGCCGATTTATTACGTCCTGACCGGAACGGAAACCCTTTCACTTGTGCCGGCCCCGGCTGCGGCGCTGACGGACGGCATCACGATCCGCGTATCGCTGACGCCCGCCCCGGATGCAACCACTTTCCCCGATCTGTTTTTCCGGCGCTATTCCGCCGAAATCGCAGCCGGCGCGAAGGCGGCGTTGATGTCCATGGTCGATAAGCCATGGAGCAATCAGGAAGCCGCAACGCGCTATGGCGCGCTGTATGCCGCCGGGCGGGATGACGGCATGACATTTAAGGCCAAGGGGCATCTTGGCGCGCGAACCCGCACCGCAGCTAGTTATTTCTAAGGATCGATCATGGAAAAGGCAACCGCAAACGACATCGGACAGGCAAGCGTGCAACGTGGTGCCCCGCTCTTTGAAGGGGCCGAGGCCATTGGCCGCTATCACGCCGAATGTCGCGGCCCGGATGGCACGCTGAAATGGGCCGAGGACTTCGATAACGTGGTCTGCACCGAGGGCAAGAATGAAATGCTCACGATGGCGCTCAAGACCACGACTACTGTAGTGGGGCCATATCTCGGGCTTATCAGTTCGGCCAGCTATTCGGCGGTCGCTGCTGCCGACACGATGGCCTCGCACGCGGGCTGGCTCGAAGCAGGCACGACCAATGCGCCGCAATGGACTACCCCGGCTGCTGGCGCGCGGGGATCGCCCACGATGGCCGCAGCATCTAGTGGATCGATGGCATTTTCGTCGGCCGTGTCTTTTTCGATCAGCACCAGCGGCACCATCAAAGGGTGCTTCCTGTGCTTTAGCACGGGCGCGGTCACGACCAACCTCAACACGTCCGGAAAGCTGTGGTCGGCGGGCCTGTTCTCGGCCGACAAGGTTGTGTCCAACGGCGACACCTTGAGCGTGAGCTACACCACTAGCCTGTAAGGCGGCTATGTGGCGCATGGCGATGTCAATGGCGTAGGATTTAACCGGGCGGCTATCAACGGCCAGCCCGGCGCTGCGCTACCGCTAGATACCGCTCCGCTACCGAACCCGCGCGGATTCGCCTGCCTCAATGGCAGGCCGATCAACGCGCACGCGATCAACCAGATCGCGGAAACCCAGCTATCCATTTCCGAAGCCGCATCGGCGACGGCATCGGAATCGGCGATCTTCACCGTTCCGGGAGCAGTTTCCGAAGCGGCAAGCGCCTCTGATTCGCCCAGCTATAGCTATGCCGGCGCGGCCTCTGTCAGCGAGTCGGCGACCGCGACGGAATCCCCATCCGGGGCCGCGAGCTTCCCGGCCAGTGCGACGGAATCCGCGACGGCGAGCGATGACCAATCATCCGGCGTAGCAACCAGCGCCAGTCTGACCGAATCCGGCACCGCGACCGACACCCCGGCCGCAGGGGTAGCGACCGCTGCCAGCGCCAGCGAGAGTG